ATGTGTTCTCGCTGTATTAGCTTGATCAAATGCTGCATTAGCTGTTAAGAATGCACCATTAGCATGTGTTCTCGCTGTATTAGCTTGATCAAATGCTGCATTAGCTGTTAAGAATGCACCATTAGCGTGTGTTCGTGCTGTATTTGCTTGATCAAATCCGACATTAGCTGTTAAGAATGCACCATTAGCATGTGTTCGTGCTGTATTTGCTTGATCAAATCCGACATTAGCTGTTAAGAATGCACCATTAGCATGTGTTCTCGCTGTATTAGCTTGATTAAATGATGCATTAGCTGTTAAGAATGCACCATTAGCGTGCGTTCGTGCTGTATTTGCTTGATCAAATGATGCGTTGGCAACAGCTGATGCAACATTCTGTGAACCAAAAGCCGAATTTGCAATATCAAATGCCGAATTAGCAACGGTGGATGTAACGTTTTGGGCACCAAAAGCAGAATTAGCAACTATAAATGCACCATTGGCATGTGTTCTTGCTGTGTTTGCTTGAGTAAAAGCCTCATTTGCTAAATTGTTTATATTATCATCAACTAGATTTGATATTACTCCATTTGCATTTTTATAGTAAAGAATACCATCGGAATAATTAATTGCTATTTCGCCGTGCTGCAAACTTGATGGAACATTACCAGAGGTGCCGGAGTGTTTTAAAATTATTGTAGTGGTATTTGCCATTAGAAAGTACCACCAAATATTACAGGAAGTGCTTTTACTTCATATTTTGAGGTTGTTGTATTATATACAACTGTAGAATTATTTGATGCATCAAGAACGGAAACATCAGTTAATGCAGTAAGTCTAGAAGACGCAATAGGTGTTTGCGCCCTAACTTTTTGTTGATTTTGAGAATTTATTCTTACAGCTATTGTCATTTTTTATGATACTCTAGGAGTGACAGTTAATATTCCTTCAACTATTCTTGTTACCACGTTTGTAGGACTTGTCACTTTGACATCATAGACATATCTACCAGACTTTATATTTACCGATGAGTCTGATGTTAGGGAAATAGTTACATTTCCGTTTCCGGCATCGTTGATTGTAGATGTAAAAACTGCAGTATTATTTGCCGAATAGTACGACTTTTTTATGTTTGCATTTATTGTGTAGTTTGAAACATTGATTGGTAGATTGGTTGTATCTTCAGTTAGAGTCAAAATTGTACTAAAAGTAGACCCCTGATCCACTATGAGTTCCGCGTAAGATGCCATCTTCGTACCTTTTTGACTATTTAGTATATCAAGAAAAACAAGACAAATGCTATTTTACATCAAACCAACAAAATATTCCTTTTCAACAGTAATTAGAGCATCGGGTCTATATCTATTTTGTACATATAAGTCACAATTCTTTATGACATGAGCAAGACCTTTTTTCCACAAAGAATACTCTATGCTATTTCTATGGTTTTCTATGAACCAGTAATCAAACTCTGAATACCAATCAAACGTTGCTTTATTGGCCTGAAACCACGAACTATTCCACGTTGTATACAATAAAGGTCGTATGATTCTCTCAGATGGTATTCTTCCCATTTCAAGAGGCTTAGGCATCTTGTGAAAAAAATATTGAAACTTTGTATTTACCTTCAACCAATTCATGATAACATGTGCTTGTTTGCATATCATGTCACATGCATCAGGTGACCAATAAAAGTATTCAATAGTTGTATTTGTATAATCTTTAGCATATTCACCAATTGGTGTTATATTTGCCATTCTATCGCTAAAATACATACAGACTTTTTTCGTGTTTTCAAATATACGAATCTTTGGTTTATCTACGCCAAGGACTATTGCTGTTTTTTTACTATGATCGAGTTGCTTCTTGAAATCTGGAAATTGTAGATAATTGTACCTTGATGCATCTATTGGATTCAATTCTTCTCTTACTTGAAAAATCCAACTTTCATCATTGTGCCTTGCAAATGCGTTGAACACAGAATCGCTTACATCAAATATTCTTATCTTTGTTTGCGGAGAAAGATTTGTTATTTCTTTTAGTCTTGGAATTGTTTGAAGAGCATATTCTGATGAATATGCATACTTTGCTGACTTTTCTGATGGATCAATTATAGCATAATCATTCATGGCTTTGTTCATATGCGTGACTATGATTTCATCGACAAATAAATTTTGTCTTAGAAAAGCCATAAGCATGTTATGACTATCAGAACCACCACTATAGCTAACAATCACATGATCATATTTTTCACGAATATCTCTTGCTCTGGCGTTGTATAATTCATCAAGAGTTTTTTCTGGCTCTTTTGTCCAATCATATGCTTCAAATATTTCATCATTGAAATTCCACTGTAATAATCTCAAAGGATGAATACTTTGATTCATTTCTTTCAAGACTTTATTTGCCAAAATACACGCTTGTATCTTGGATTCAAACACAGTCGTACCTATAGTATAAAAACCCAACTTTTTGTTCATGACGAAAAAACTAATTAGGTATTAGATGTGTTTGCCGTTAAAGAATCAATTATTTTTTGAATTTCGTTTTCAATATTTTCTTCTGTTGTTTTTTCTTCAACAACAACCGGCTTCACTGCTGCAAATTCTTTACCAACAAGCGAAGAAGCATTTGATAGAGAAGTATCTACGTTTGGATCCAAAATATCATGTTTCAATTTAAACCAATCATATGGAGCCGAATCATTGGCAATTTTCTGTATTTCTTCTGCTGTTGGTGTAGTATCAGTTTTCCATATATTGATATGATAGTCGGTTTGGCATCTTTGTGGAGAGCCGTCTGATCTTCTTGCGATTGATCCGTCACTATTGAACGAAATTGACAAACTATCTTCCGTCAATACATCTGTGTAATATCTAACGATAATAGAGTGTTGATTAGGATCAATATCAATTATTCGATATTTGACTTCCATTTTTTTCCTCGTGTTCTAGTGCATACACTATATATTTATGTGAAAATAAACGTCATGTGGAGAATTTCATGTACAAAGCTTTGTCCAATAGTCCTGAAGAAAGATCAAATATAACATATTCGTGGGCTTATTGGGATAACGGATTTAGTGAAGATGAAATAAGAAGAGTTGAAGAAATATGTTCTTTGAATAAAGTACAAAAAGCAACTATTGTTGGAACTCAAGATGAGCAAGAAGTTGAAAAAGTAAGAAAATCAAAAGTCCACTTTTATAAAAAAGACAAAAATACAAATTGGATATTTGATAAATTCAATGCAATCATAACAGGTATAAATGAAAGTTACTATAACTATAATCTAAACGGATATCATGATTTTCAATATACTGAATATTATGCTAGTGAAGAAGGAAAGTATGACTGGCACATGGATATGTTGCATGGCCAAAGTAATCAAAATGGGACAAGAAAACTATCAGTTGTGATGTGCTTATCTGATCCAGAAAAAGATTTTGAAGGTGGTGATTTTGAAATAAATGTCGGTAATCAAAATGAACCACAAAAAATAGTTATGAAAAGAGGACGAATCATATTTTTTCCATCATATATCATTCATAGAGTAAAACCCATAACTAAAGGTATTAGAAAATCAATTGTGATATGGGTAATTGGCCCGAAGTTTGTTTGATTAATTACTTGTATTTCCGCTTAAAGTTCCTATAGCAATAAAAGTAATTAAATTATTACCTGCAATTGCAAATCCAGTATTTCCTACATTGCCTGTAGCACCAGCAGCTCCTCCTGGTTTTGCACCGAGAGTTGCATTAAATGAATAACCACCACCGCCGTTAGCACCACCGAATCCAGCTTGTGCTGTATTCCCACCCGGTCCTCCTGCTCCAGCAGCAGGACTTCCACCAGACGATGCCGCGCCTCCGGCACCACGTAATGATGCTGTACCGTTTGCTCCAGCTGATCCTGCAGGAACATATAGTGAAACACCACCTGTGCCACCAGTTCCACCAGAAACTCCGGCGCCGCCACCACCGCCGCCACCTCCATAATAATTGTAGTATGGCACACCCTTGCTTGGAACATACAAATATCCTGTTGCGCCACCACCACCGCCGCCACCACCGCCCGATCCTCCGGGTCCGCCATTGCCACCTCTAATGATACCAAGATTATTCAAATACATTCTTAAAACTTGACTACCTGTTTCAGCTTGAAATGCAACTGATCCGTTTGCACCACGAAGTCCAGTTCCGCCTGCTGAACCAGCAACACCGTCAACAGGTGAACCACTGTAACCAGAACCTCTACCACCAGCACCACCTGTTCCAGAAACACCTGTATTACCAACATTTCCGACTATGTTTGCTGAATTTCTTATGAAGAAATATGTTGAATTCGCCCATCCTGTACCAAGTCTTAATGCGGGACCATTGAAAACATTGCTTGATACATTTGCATCAATAAAACAAAATAAATTTACAGGGTATGTGGGTGTATTTGCACTTGCTCGCAAATTAACATTATTTGCAACTGTAGAAATTGTTATAACTTGATTTGGTCGTGTAACTATTGTTGTAAACATATGGGGTATTGGTCCAAAATTTGTTTAAAAATTAAAATTATTTCTTTGTTAATTCTTCCAATAACTCTTCTATTTCTTGGTCACTTAATGGTTTAGATTTTTCTATTTTTTCTTCTATTTTTTCTTCTATTTTTTCAGATTCAAATTCTTTACTAAGCATATCTTTAATACATTCTAAAGATGTATCTACTTTCTCATCCAATACGTCATGTTTTAATTTAAACCATTCATGTGGAAAACAATCATTAATATATTTTATAATTTCATTCTTAGTTGGTGGTGGATTTGTTTTCCAAATATTAAGATTATAATCTGTTTGACATCTAATAGGTGAACCATCTTTGTTTCTTTCAATTGATCCATCTAAATTAAAAGATGTTGCCAAATTATCTTCCGTTAAAAAATCAGTATAGTATCTAACAACGATTGAATGTTGTGACAAATCAAAGCTTAAAATTTTAAATTTAAAATTCATTTTTTTTTACCTTAAATTATCAGGACACAGGCCCGTTTCTAGTGCCTAATGATATATGTGTAATATTTGAGTTTCCTGTTACAGAATTTCCCTGAGATCCTGAGGGTCCTGTTGGTCCGACAGGTCCACCAGATCTAAATCCATACGTGCCCGATCCATATGCATTTGAAATGCCAGGATTTCCTGCGCTACCTAAATTACCTCCAGCACCCCCCGTTGTTGCTGTAACAGCAGCCCCGCCACCACCAGCACCACCGGCACCGCCAGTTGTTGACCCAGAAGTTGTAGTTGTTCCAGCACTTCCATTTGTACCACCTGGACCTGTACCAGTACCACCAGCACCACCTGAAGCTCCAGGAGTTCCTGCACCAGCACCACCACCACCGCCACCAAAGAAACTAGAATAACCAGGAACATATGGTGCTGGTGCAACATCAGTTCTACCTGCAGCCCCACCACCGCCGCCGCCACCGCCACCTGTTCCACCGGAGCCTGCAGAGCCACCCGTAAATGTTCCAGATCCATTATCAAGAACTATACGAATATTTGATACAGTATCCGCAGTAAAAGAAGTTCCTCCTGTCCCACCAGTTCCACCTGTACCACCTTGATTACCTTGAGTGCCATCATTAGGTCCGCCATTTCCCTTACCACCAGCACCGCCTGAGCCGGGTGTTCCTGTAGCTCCTGCCACTCCTGTAATAGTGCTAGAATTTTTTATGTAAATGTCTGTGCCGCCATGCCAACCAGAACCGGTTCTATATGCAGGAACACTTGCAGAGGAACCTGTTACCGCGGCAGTAACAAATGCATAAACATTAATGGGAAAGTTTGCATTAGGAACACCAATAGTAGATCCAACAGAAGATCTTAAATTATAATTACTTGTTGTTGATGTTACATTTACTATTGCGTATGGGCGAGATATTATTGCGAGCATGATGTTTGCTTCAAATTACGATCTAACATCCGGTATCATTGCACCAAACATATTGGTACCATCAGAAACAAATGAAAATAAATCTCTCCTATTTGCACCACTAGTTAAAGTTGGATTAACGTTAGCGGTAAATTTATATTGATTTGAAAAAGTTAGTGTTCTACCACCAGTGCCATCCTGTATTACATGGAGAATATATGTACCAACTCTTAAACTACTTGCATTTGCAAGCGTTCTATTTCCAGCAAGAGTTACGGTTGCTATTTGACCAAGAGAAGTGTCCCAAGAAATTGTTGAGGCGTCAGTTAACGTTTGAGATAATATATTTGCGGCGGCAATATCTATTGTTCCACCAGTTGCTCTTAAATTTTGACTAACATTTATTGTTGGAACAACAAGTGTTCCTATCATTGTGTCGCCAGTCTTTAATAAACTATTGCTGGCAGCACTGTTTGCTACATTAGCTCTATCAAACGCGGAATTAGCTGTATCAAACGCGGAAGAAAGAGTAGAAACAACATTTAGTGAACCAAAAAATAAATTATTTGCAGTAACAATATTTGCAGTAACACTACGATAAGTTTGTAGACCATCACCAAGCAAATCGTTAATTACAACAATAAGTTGATTTGTAGTTACTCTCCATTCATCAAACGTATTCGTTAGTGATACATTACTGATGGCCATCTAAATTAACTCCGTTATTTTTTAGCACGCTCAAAAACTTCAAATATAACTACAAATTAAGTGGTATTAGCTATTTAGTGTTACAAAAATCATCAAAATTTTATCTGGCTCTCGCGTACTTAAATGGGGTTTCGGCATATGCAGCAAACAGATAGCTAATGCCACTATTGTTTACCGAGTAGCCGGTTGGAGCACGTAGCTTAAAGCCGTTTGACAAAAGATCGAAGCCGTAGACGTTCGAAGTTGTATCGGCGTTCGCAAGATCCGAGAAAACAAAATTGATAATCTCGTTGTCCCTGTTCGATGCGTTTGCCATTACCCAGCTAGTCGCTAAGTTGCGCGCCTTGATCATCAAGAACTTGGGCCTAAACCCGCACCAAACGAACGGCCCGTCCGTTGAGGCATTACCGGTGTAGCTGCCAATCTTGCTGAAGCCATCGACCTCGGACCAGAGGTAGGCGACAATGCTGCATGTGTTTTGATTGACAAAGGAATCAGTTCCAACCGTAAAGACAGATGATGTTGGAATAGTGTTGTTAAAAAATAATCCGTAAGCACCTTCTACCGCTGCCGATGACATATACATGTAGTAGTTGGCTGGAGTTGTTCCTCCGTTGAGCATGGAATGGTAAAATACCGGAACCGAAGCCGGAGACGCACTGGTGTCAACGTTTTTTATGATCATCATATTGGGAACAACTCCAAGAGAATGCGCGATTGTTCGATTGGTTGCATTTCCTGTGTAAGTTACGATGTCGAAGCCCGGCGTCGCGCCTTTCTTCCACGCCCAATCGACGTAAGTATTCGTGTTTATGTTGACGCCACGCGAAGACGCATCGCTGCCCAGCGAATAACCGTTGGAGTCGAAAGCCGTCAGCGAGTTGGCGTCGGTGTATTGTGAACCGCTAGCGTTAGTGTTAAATCCCTTTTGCACCCCACGCGAACTATCGAAGAGGTTGTGTGATGTTGCATTGCTGCGCGACTTGATCCACACGAGATCCGGTTGGAACCCGAGAGAGGACACCGATGCCGTTGCGCCCGTTCCGGTCCGCTGCGTGGCATCAAAAAAGAGTGAACTCTTCTTGATGGAGGGCGTCGTGAGGTTTTTTGTGTTCAGCGCCTTAAAGCCGGTGGGCGGCGTGTAGGAGAATGGACGCTGGCCGAAGTTCATACTGACTCCACCGCTTGCTGGATTAGGTAGGTTTACACCAGCAAACAATCCGCTCGGTATTGATGAAAATCTAGGGTCTGTATTTGTTGCGGGGTTTGCAGTTCCGCTCGTGTTATACCAAGTGCCATTTCTTCCGACCCACATTGTTCCATTGTCAGAATCAACAGCAAACATTAGCACATTGCCTGATGTTGGATTTGTATTTGTTCCCCATGCGGCAAATGCAGCATTGTTTGATTGAAATTGAATGTATGTATATGTAGTTCCCCAAGCGACTTGATATTCATTTCCTGTGCCTGAAATAGAACCGCTATTTGGTCTGTTTGCAGAATAAATGCCAGCTTGATAAAGAATGGGAGTATTGTTGAGGGTTAATTCCCAATACCATTTGCCGCTGTTAGGCACAGGCATTGTGGCGCGAGCAAGCCAGTAATCTGCAATGCTGGTGGGGATAACCGTGAGATTTCCTTCGCTGAACGCAAGGTTTGTGTTTTTGTCCAGCGGGTTCATCACCGCATAGTTCAGCGTCGGCGTGTCGAGCATCTGATCGAACGTCGTGCCGCTCGTCACCGAGATGCCGCTTGGCGTCCAGTTATTGGCGTTGCCAGAGCTGTCTTTTCCAATGGCGGCTGCGGTGGCGGCACTGGCGTCTTTGAATTCCAAAAGAAAACCGTTTGTGCCGTAGGTGCCCGCGTAGGCTTTCGGAACCCACACGCCAGTCGTTGCGTCGGTCCGGCCGAAACTGGACGGCGCAAGTTGCTGACCGTCGATCATGATCACGTTAGAGAGATTGCCATCGAAAAGTTGGCTGACACCACTGCCGATGGTGCCTATGCGCTGGACGACGTTATTGTTCGCTTGCGACGAGTAGTTCAGTGAATAGTTGGTGTTTGTACCTGTAAAGGACGTGATTTCAATCCCGTTGACGTAAAGGCGATTTCGCAGTGAAGCAGTGCTTTGCGTGGTGTCGACAGCCACAACGACATGGTACCAAGCACTTGGATCGCGAAATTTTGCCGCGCTGTACTTTTGAGCTACCGCATCGTCATACAGAAAAAAGCTATCGTCAGACAGAAAGCCAATCTGAAAGTTCGATCCAGAACCCCCAAAGTACAAAGAGTTCTGCACCCCGGGTTGGGCGCGCTTCACCCATGCTGAATAGGTGAAGATTTGACGATTACCCGCAGACCCCGGCGTGCGCGCCAGATACGCGCTGTTGCTGGCGCGGAAGCGCAGCGAGTTGGAAATAAGATATTCTGTTTTACTTAAAAGTAAATGATTAACATTATCCGACATTATAATATAATCTCAAGTATCATTACTATTACCAACGTTTAATAAGGCATTGCACACATAAGAATTTGCAGTTCTTACTGAATATACAATTGCATCAACAGCATTTGCAGTTGTTGTTAAAGTTGGAGCAGAATTATCAACAAACTTATATGCCAAACCAAATGATACTGTTCTACTACCTGTGCCATCTTGAATAATGTATATTACACCAGACTGACCTACTGTTGTATTTGTTGCATTGGCCAATGTACGATTACCACCAAGTGTTACTTTAAAATTATTGTTTGATGAAAAATCTGGTGTAATAGTTGCCGCATCAGTTAATGTAGTTATTAGTCCTGACGATTTTCCGCCTGGGTGTCTTATTTTTATAGATCCAACCATTCCACTATGAACAGAGCATTGATAAACATAGTTGTTACTAGATAGTTCAAATGGAACTTTCCAATATAGTGTACCAGTCACTTGACCTTGAGCTGCTGAATTTGTGGATACAGTTCCATTTGTTGCAACATGAGTTAGACCTGTGTTATAATTTGAACCACCGCTTGATTGACGAATCATAAATGGATGTCCAGTAACATTTAAATTAAATGCTATCGTTTCACCTGAGGAAATAAAAATTTCAGGATTATTACCCAAATATTGATCTATTAAATATGCAGAGGAACCACTATTCGTTACGCTTAGACGAGTAACGGAAGGTAAGTAAACAGAATTAGCTTGAGTGAATGCTGCATTAGCTTGATCAAATGCAGCTGTAACTGCGGCAGAACTTCCAGCCCCGTTAGCAGCATTAAATGCTGCAATAATTGTTGGTTCAACGTTCATTGTTGAAATAGTAACAACGTTTGCAGTAACAACGTTTGCAGTCAAGTTGCGATATGTTAAAAGACCATCACCAAGAATATCATTTGCAATAACAGCAAGTTGATTTGTAACCAATCTCCATTGGTCAAAAGTGTTTGTTAATGCGACATTACTAACTGCCATTATTTTTTCTCCGACAACAATGCTAGTATTTTACTCATGGTATCCTTAATCTCGGAAACTTCTTCTTTTAGTTTATTTATTTCGTTTACTTTGGCCATCATGTTCTTTTTCACTTTGTATTCATCGAGTTGTGCCCTATTTGTATTTAAAATGGCTTTTGAGTGAATATCACGAACATATTGTGTATCTGTAATTCTTACTTTTGTCATATTATCCTGCCGGTAGAGCAATTGCTCTCATGTCACGAACTTTTGGAACAAGTGTTGTATCTGTACTACTTAACACAATTTTTATAGCAAAATGTTTAAAAGTTTCATATGTTGTAGTTCCACTTGTATAAAGAATGGAATCAGTATTTAATGATGGACGATATTCATATTCAATGTAGTCGTTGTAATTTGCCGATGTTACACCAGATGGTGTTTTTTGCAACATTCTTCTATATGTTTTTGTGTCAAAATCATCAGAATCTTCTTCGTTTAGTATCTTATAATATACCTGAATGTCCGTAGCCGGAGGTTTATATGCCGTCAAAAATACGCGAAGATCGCTAGAATCAAATCCATCATTTAGAGTGACGCGCCGACTAATATAACGAGCAAGATAATTACCTCCAAAACTATTTGTTTCACCCGAAATTATGGCAGATGCGTTTCTTGTTGCACCACCTTCAGTTATTGTAATTGTTGGTGTTTCTGTATAACCTGAACCAAAGCTTGTAATGTCAATTCTTTTAACAACACCACCTACAACATTTGCAACACCCACTGCCCCACTTCCATTTCCCCCAGAAATTGTCACCGTTGGAGTCGTATGACCTGCTCCGCCATCAGTAACAACAACAACCGAATTTGATAAATTGGCATTATTAATTAAATTTTCAATTGTAAATAAACCAGCTCTTTGTGTATCAACAAATGGAGAAACATCTTCATTTAGAGTAGACATCTCAGACTTTAAAACAAATTGATCAGATCTATTTTCATCAATTCTTCTACGACCTTCACCATCAATAAACTCATAATCTCTATTTGGAATGAAAGACCTAAATGAAGAATCTAAAATTCCTGTAGATTTTAATGTTGCTTTGTACTGGTAGTCAATAGTAGAAGTTGCAAATTTAACCTGATCAGTTCTAACATACATTGCATCCATTTCAACATTTGAAGATGGTGCACGAACATTAAATAATGCGATTCCTGTGTTGCTTGTTGAAAATACACATTTGCGAAAAACATACATCAAATCTTCATCTTCAAAAGGTGTTATTAGTGATGCATTTGATGGTTTATATAAAACACCAGATGCTGGCTGTTTTGATACCAATCGATCTGTGCCAAGAATAGGTGTTCCTATTTTTGCAGAGTGTAAAACATACTCCGGAGAGTCGGTACTTACAACAAGGGCAAATTCACCACCGGGTTCAAGATATACTGGAGCAGGAAACTTAAATGTTGTCGCGGTATCTGGATCTGTCGTATCAGGCAAATCAGATGTATTCACTCGGATAGCATCGACCGAAACGCGAGAATTTGGAATTGCATAATTTGAAATAGGAAAACCATTTCTGGTCGGACGCAATTGAACTTCAACAGGAAGAATACCTGATGAGTCCTTATTGATGAAAAATAGATCGACACTTGAAAGGAATACTCCCTCCAAATATATTGTTCCATCTACAAAAAATGTTTGTGCTACTATTGCTGGCATATTCTGTTAAATCCTTTTATTAAACAAATTTATTTCACAATTCCAACTAGCATACGAAGAAATCCAAAAATAGTCAACATGCTATAAGTTAAAAATCTACTTTTGCTTGAAAAATTATTATCATCTTTACTATATTTTCCAACTAGACGACTAATAGATCTACCGATCTTCATTACCCATCTACCTGATCTATTATCTTTATCAAGAACACCCATCTTATATGCCATATGTTCAGCCCAAGGTATTGCTATCTTTTTAGTCCAATTTATAGTAAATTGTTCTTGCATCTTAGCACGTTGATCCTTGTTGCGAATCCAGAACATAAATGGATACTTTGGACCACCATTTTCCATCCAGTCAACAACAACTGATGCCCACTTAATATAACCTTTATATGCATTGGGATCGTTATTTCTCAACCACTGACCAAACAACTGGTCAGCATCATAAATGTGTTGAGGAAGATATCCTAACTTATACAACTTTGTACAAATAATTTTACTCGTACCTCCTCCGACATCTCCCGGACTGCCAAACTCACCCTCCATTGATGTTCCTTTACTACCTCTGGCAGTTCCGTGACGGCCATTACTAAAATCCGGATCATAATAATAACTATCGCTTGGATAATATGTTGGCGGTGGAATTCTGGTTGCTGTAACACCAATCGAAACACCCAATAGACCTTCAGCAATGAAGCGACCTTCACCAACTGTTGTTGCGTTAGCCGACACTCCGTTTGCAACATCAATGATCTTGAACTTGTGCTCACCAGTTCTAAATTTAACTGTTGAATTTCTTGGAACAACAAATGTACCTGCAATTTGGCCAAATTCATTTGTCTTAGAATCACCAATTGAATATCTGGTATTTGATCCTGGTGTTGTCGTAAATCCTGCTGTGTTTGAAGCAGTTCTTGTAGAGCCAACATACGAATCAATTCTATATGACTCACGAACACCTAAACCATCAACAAAATATATTGTGTTTCCAACATAAAAATCATTAGTGTTAGCTGCATCAAATGACAAGTTTATAGCAGTTGAATTTGCACTTCTGGCTGTTCCTGAAAAGTGTCTATATGCAACTACAGTTGCCGTGTTTGCAGATCGTGCACCAGTCCAAGTTTGCCCAACTAGAACATTTCCAACCACATCAGTAATATATGCTACATTTGTCGTAGATAATGTTCGTGATAGAATTACGTTTGCAGCATTTGCTCCGGATGTAATTTTTTCACTATTGACAATATCAAAGAAATTATCGCCGGAAAATACAAGCTCATTTGCTCTTTGAACATAACCGGTAACATTAACATCATCAAAATAATAGAAAACCACTTTTCTGGGTTTTAGTGACAATCCAACAAAATCAATATCAATTTGTCGCATAATTGGTTGCACACCAATATTCACAACACGATCATTAACGGTGCGAGATACCTGATCAAAAGATGAGCTTTTCAAAAATCCATTTTTGAAACCACCAACTGTCGTTGTTCTATTTACACCACTTTCCCAAATTTGAAGACCATTTCTACCTTGTTCATTTATTTCAGTTGTAACAATTTCAGCACCGGTTGATTTTGTTTCCCAATGACCAAATTCAGTATCAAATGCAGAAACGGCGCCTGTTAGTGCTGATTGTAGACTTGAATAGCCATCATTTTCACCAGAATAATTTATACTAACGTCAGGTAATTCTTGTTTTTCAAAGTACCAATCAGATTCTGGAAGTAAAAATACGGAACCAACAAATCTTGCAAACAGATACGGTTGAGCGGTTACCGTTAATGAAGCAACATTTTGAGTTATGAATACTTCTTCTGTAAACGGAAGAGTAACTATACCTGAATTATAAACAACACCTGAACTTGCAGAAAAATCAAGATCTAAGAAATGTGGATTTGTGTTTACTTGTGGTCTTAATTCTTCCAATCTAAAATCAATAGAACACTTGTAATCAAGATTTCTTACATCACCAACAGAATGGCCTTTAAATGAATCCACAAGAATACCATTTTTTGTACGATCAAGACCATTAACATCTTTAATTGATGTGACCTCTGTATCTTTTTCCAAAAGATTCAATGCGGTATAATATTCTAGATTTTGAACACGCTTGTCAATTGCACCAATATCTCGCATTGTGTATCTTTTATTTTCAACAAACTTTACAATTACATTTGCCGGACTTGCGGTATATGGAGGTATTGTTAAATTGTAAAGAACCATTGAGTCTTCTGGTTCACGCGGGGGTGTTGGATTAAGTGAAGGAATACCTTTCACTATTTGAAATATTCTATCTTTTGTTAAAACAATTTTGTCTTTTCTTGCCAAATAATATTGATAATCTGCCGAAAATTCTTCATTAGGTAATCCAATTCTAAAGTTTTGAAGAGTATAACCTGGTGAAGTATTTGAATTATCTTGTCTTCTTGGTCTAAAGTCAATAGAGTCTCTTAAATCAAATGTTTGACCCGAAGATGCACTTGTGTATTGTGGAATATTTGCATAAAAAGGATATGAATCAACTGAGAAATATCCCAAACCATCACTAGAACCAGCTTCATGTTTAAAGTAACTAAAGCAGACTACAACATTACCTGTTGGTGGTGCATATCCTGACAAGAATTTAATGCCACCATGATCATAATGATCATCTCTTTGTCCTGTATCTAGTGTGTATCTTGATGTAATATCTGTATACGCCGATAGTGCTGTTCCGGAAGTTAAGGATGCAGTTCCAATATCATAAATTTTATCGATTTGATATACGTCTGACGTAAATAAACTATCTATTACTCCTGGTGTTTTATTTGGATTTGTTAGATGTACTTGACCCACTGCAGAGTATACGGAAACATTTGCAAACGTTGCATTTGCAGTTCCGCCCTGTGTTAAAATATGAGTGGAATTTGAAGTAATAACTGTCTTCAACTTTTCGTTTATCTTTGATCCAGAATTAATTGAAACTTTTGCAAGAATATCGGCAGTAAATGTATTTGCACGATATGCGGTAAATGTTGCAGTTGGCGTTCCTCCGTTATTAACTATGATTGATGCACCAGATAGTGTAAATGGAAGAACAGTACCATTTGCACCAATTGTTGATCCTTGATTGTCACGAATTATAACTATAAAATTTTCTAAAGTCTGGGTAGATGATTGAGTTCCATTTGAAACAAACAATTCTCCAGTACCAGCACTAAGAGAACCGGTGGCACCCGATGTGAAGGTAATTCCAGTTCCAAGAACTTTAAAATATTCATATGATTGATCAGTTATATTAGTATCAATAAAATTTTGAGGTAATTCAAATATATATTTGTTAAATATCGTATCAGTAACTTGTGTGGAGCCATTGTTTGCAGTTGAAAGATTCGTAATTCTACTTACTGAAGAAACGTCAATCGAGCCACCTATAGCGACGGCTGTTACCGCTGTTCCTGGAGTGATATTTGCAAGTGACACGATGTCTTTTGCAGAAAAGTCAATTGAGAAACGATCAACATTTGCCGTAACTGATCTTATTACTACATTTGAATCAAGAATTGCAGTTCTTGTTAAACCATCATAATTTACAATTGTTCTTGTTAGTCCAGATAGTGAACCATTAGCAATTCTTATTATCGCACCAGTATATGCATTTGCAACTGCCGAAACTGTTTGAGCAGAAGCTAAATTGCCCATGTTAGCAAGAACAATTCTGTCATTTGACGTATTTGCAAATATTGTTCCAGTTATATTAGAAAATGTTAAATCATTTAAATAAACTCTATAATTATATGTTCCTGAATTTTGTGTATTTGATGCACTATCAAAATCAACATTTATAATTCTTGCTGTTCCCATTTTTGTTGCAGCATAAACAATGGAATTATTAGTGTTGATATTTGCACGAATTACTGTGTGAAGATCTACAAGTTGAGGACCAATACCAGAATCGTCTATCTTGAAAAAACCAGTTGCCGTAGCACCACCGGTTGAATTTGCATTTGTGCCCACAATATAATTTCCATAATTTAACGATAATGGATAATTATTTACGTTTGATGTCGTGCGAGAACGTTCATTTGTCAGGTCTAGTTGAGATACCGATTCATACTCAAATCCTTGAACATACGCTTTTCCTGGACTTAAACTAACTGTAAATAATTCAGAATTTGGAGTTGTATTTGCATGATCTCTTAGACGAATATTGAATGGACGTACAGTATAGCTACCAGATTCATCGTTGGTTCTTCTGGCAAGTGTTTTTTCTAGTTCTGCATAAATTGGATACTTAACTATGTTTTTTATTTCACCATTTTCAACACGAAGCAATTCAATAAATTGACTATCATCTGTGCTTGTTAAAGTTCTTTTTGCAAGAACAAGATCTAACTTATATCTTGTTGCACCCGGTGCTTGATAATTTGATGCTTCTAACGCAGGATCAAGAAGTGTAGTGTCGGAAGTAGGCAACACAATGCTTTTATTTAATTCCAAACCAACTCTATATGAGGGTGTAGTTGAATATTTCTCAAGAATAATTGTTTGATCCACAACTCTAGCAAAATAACCATCAATAAACATCACTCCTTCGGAAATACTTGCAACTGATCCTAATCCTTGTTGTCCAGAAACTACAGCAAAATCGGATGTATTTGCTGCATTAATTGTATCATTTGCAAATTCATCACCAGTAATATACTTAACCATTAAAACCGGAGTTGTACCGGATTCGGCTTTAAGAACAAATGCTGATGCAATTGTTGTTGCAGTATTTGTAGTATTGTTTACATATTTACGATCAAAATTTGTTACAGTAATATCGTAACCACCAAATTGTGATGATAAGTTTAGTGCAGTAGCTCCCGACGTTGAAATTTGTGCACCGGTTACAATGCTACCATTCTTGAAAATGTGATTACCAAAACGCTGCACTTGCTTTTGTAGAATTGTTTGAAGCTGTGTTAGTTCACGAGCCTGAACTGCAAATCCCGGACGAAACAAAATACTATAGAAATTTTTTGTTTCGTCATAATCGTTATAATACGGTGTTGATACTGTTTCTTCTGGAACAATTTTATCTGTCATTTGTCTTCCTTAGTACTTTATGACTATTTTCATTATTTCGGCTTGATCATCAATTCTTGTTACAGGAGTTATATTGTCTATGTATATAACATAACCTGAACGGTTTTTTAAATTAGGATTTATAATAGAAGTTATAAAACGATTTCCACCTGAAGTTAATCCATTTAACGTGGTTGTTGTTGGTGTTCCCGTATATTCAGTAACCTTCATTATATTTGTTGAAGTATTCCAAGAGAGAACTCTGGCACTAAAGGTTGAAGAATCGAGAGATGCCCCTTGATAAACGTATTCATCTGGAATATACTCTGGGCCCGACCCTGCAATTGCAAAAGTTAATGCTTGAGAAAATACGGTATTTGTAAATGCATTTGATGAATTAAATATTAATGGATTTTTAATTATACTAACTTGTCTAAAATCGTTATTTGCAATAAGTGCTTCATCCTCATCACCGTCAATTCTTACACTTGTAAGAATATTTGATCCGCCAAGTTCATGTACAGGATCTTTTCCGTGACCGCCCTGAGGACCAATCACAGCACGAGCAACTGCATTTGCACCGCCACCACCTGATATTGTAACATCAGCAAATGTATACCCTGTTCCTCTTGTAGTCACAACAACATTTGCAATTGTATTGCTAACAGTATTTACAAATGCTACTGCAGTTGCATTTTCACCATCACCCGAAATAGATACTACAACATTTGATGTGTTTGTATAATTTATGCCACCATTTGCAACAAGAATAATATCTAACGCACCATCAACGGCAGCAGATTGAACGGCAAATTGTTGGGATGCATCATCACTAATTATTGTGCGAACTGGAATGAATTCATTTGTAAGAAATTTTTGCCTATCTCTGGTATTTAATGTGTACATATATTTCCAAACATAACCATCCGCTTCGGTGCTAGAAAAACTAGGCTGAACATATGTTGGCTTTGATGTGGAATTTGATGAATAATTATTCGAGAGACATTTATAAACATTAAAATCATCAGTCAAGACATAGAATTGAGTATTTTGATCAAAAAGTGTGTTTGATGTGTCATCATATGCTTGATATTTTGTGTTTGCGTTCCAGTTTACTCTTTTTATTGCAAGAGTAATATCATTTCCTGTAATTTTTTTCCCGCCAATAATATTTCGCCAGACATCATCTATATCACTTAATGTATCTACCGCTGTATTGGGAAGAGAATCATTTGCCCAAGGAGTATTTTTACCGTAAGCAACATACAAATGTGTGGCGGCCGGCTCTGATACCGATTCTAAAAGCTGTTCTGCTGAATTTATTCTAATATTTTGAGTTGTTATTGCTGTCATTAAAAAACTCTATTATAGCTTATATTTATGCTGGAGTGCTTGAGGAGTTTGAACAATCAATGATATTATTTGCAAAATTGAAATCGCCGCCAACTCCACTATTAACATTTGAGTAAAGCGCATTACTTCTTAGATAGATTATCGGAGTTACTTGAACACTCACTCTGCCCATATATCCGTTTGATTGTAAAGGATTACTTGGTAATAGAGTTCCATTTGCACCTACAAAGAAATTTCGTATTGTTGCATTTGAAATGTCGATTTTACTATTTGAGAACCAAATCTCTGATAAACATCCATCGTATGCAGTATTTAAATTAACCTCAGACCCAATTGAAACATTACTACCTCCAGTATAATCAATTAAACCTAAATTAAGGTTATCAATTTTTGTTGAATTAACATCATTTAAATACACATGACAATTTGAAATTGATGATAAATCCCATGTTGCAACTATATGATTCCAAACATTTTTAAATATAAACGTTGAGGCATTTGATGAAAAATCAAGTAGCGTTGTTTCTTCCGAATTTCTGGCAACAATTCTAATAATATTTCCTTCACTACCGGATGTATTTGCAAACTCGGGTGATATTATATCACCATCACCTATTAATGCACCAACCGTCAAGTTTGCACCCGATCCGGCACCGGAAACGCTAAGAATAGGAAGTGCGTTTGGACTATATCCAAAACCACCAACTAGATGGCCAGAATTGTTTGTAAGGGGTCGCATTGTTGCATGAATAATTGCACCAGTTCCATTAACAGTTACCGTAGCATTTGCACCAAATCCATAACCGCCAATAATATTTGTAAATGTCACTATATTTCCATTTGAATATCCTGATCCAGGGGAATTAACGTTTAATCTGCCAATTATTCCAAGATCTCTAAGAAATGTATTTCCTGTGGCATTAACAGTTGTCGATACTGTGTTATATCCAAATCCTTGATTATTCAAAGCAATGTTAGATATTGGTCCAAGATTGGAAATTACAAAAAATGTTAATGTGGAAAGAAGTTCTGTATTTGCATTTCCACTGGTTCCATTACTATATGCACCAATAACAGTTGCATTGTATGTATCAATAACATCGGAATTAATGTTGTATGTGTTCGGATGAAAAATACCATTATTTGAAACACTAATTATCGTTGCATTTGCATTTGAACCTATTCCGGAGATAATCACATTATCATTTGTGCTAAATCCTGCACCGCTATATACAATTGTTAATTCCTGAATTTTGCCTAATAATGAATTTGCTCTATTTGTAAGAGATACAGAAACTCTTGGTAAGTACAAGGAATTTGATGTATTTGAAATGGAAAAAATTGTTTGATCATTTGCTAAATTATTTGGTCTAAACCAAAAACTAATTGTTCCTGTCGATCCATTAGATATATTACTCAAAGCTGATGTTTTATAAATTATTGAATTTGAACCATTAAAATCTATTGAATTAGCAACATATGGAAAATATGTTGTCGTATTTGAATCTGTTACAGTAATTGTATTATTTACGATAGGTATGGACTCATATAAAAATTCACCCAAAAGTTTTAATCCTGCAGGATGTATAAAACTTAAAACATATTGCTTATAATCTTGTAATGATTTACGAATTCTTACAACGTAACTAAAATTCTGATAATAATCTTTATCTTCCAAATAATTTGAACTACTTAATAGTCCAGTATCATCTTTAAATCTACCAGCAGATGTAAATGTGCCAGTAACAATGGTAACATTTGCACAGGCAAGACCATTACCAATTCCGGTAAAATCAAGAGTTGGCGGAGTTACGTATCCCGAACCACGATTAGTAATTGTTAATTCTTCAATAACTCCAATGCTTCCTGTATTGGCCGTAAGATTTTCACCAAATCCAAGTAAAGCAGAAACAACAATGTTTGCACCTGAGCCACTACCTGAGACAGAAACTGTCGGCAGATGTGACATGCTATAACCAGCACCACCTATTATATGACCGGCACTTAAAATTTTCAAGTTTGTATTTACAATTGTGCCGGATGCATCTGTTACAACATTACCATTAGCACCAAATCCAAAACCGCCAGGAATATTTGTGAATATTAGTTGGTCACCATTTGAATAACCAGTTCCCCCATCATTGATTGTTAATTTACCAATAATTCCAAGATTTTTTATTCGTGTATTAGCTATTGCCGATGCGATTGGAACTGAAGTATAATTATTTCCACCAGTTGATAAAACAATTGATGCTATTGGTCCTGTATTTCCATACACAAAAAATGTTAAAGTATTTGCTAATGCTGTATTTGCATTTCCGCTGGCTCCATTACTATATGCACCAATTGCAGTTAAGTTATATGTATCAATAATATCAGAATTAATATTATATGTATTTGGATGTGTTAAATTATTATCAAAAACTTCAACAACTTTTGCATTTGCGTCTGAACCACCACCACCGGAAAACAAAATAAAATTATTTACTTGAAATCCTGCACCACCTGAAACTACACTAACATTTGATATATTTCCGGCAGACACATCTGAAATAATTACAGTTCCACCAGAACCAGAGCCCCCAATAACCGGTACTGAATTTCCTATAGTATATCCTGAACCACCATTAGCTATAGCTACTAAAGATATGAATCCACTAATAATATTAGCTGATAATGTTTCTCCGTCTATATTTTTTGCAAAAACTTCTTCATTTGCAGTAAAAGTGCCTTTATTTTTTGAAATAAAGAACTCGTTTATTCGTATTCCTGATTCAAAAGATATAGAAACTTTTTCAATTTCTGCTGTTGCTGTAGAAGTGTTTCCTCTAATGAGAGTATTTTCAAATTTTTTTAAACTAGAAACGGATTCATCTGAAATTTGATTTACAAATGTGTTGGCCACTCTAATGGATTTTTCTTGAAACCATTTACCAGAAGAAGCCACTAAAATATCATTTTTGGGATAATATATCTCTGCCGATTCGTTAAACAATAATCTAAAAAAAAAGTTGTATGCTTTTTCTGTACCTTTAGCACGATAAAAATCTTGAATGTTTTTTAATAATTTTGATTTATCGGCTTGAGCATCTTTTGGTATAGCTAATAAAAATTGATTAAATAAATGATTGTTAAACTCATTTAATCCTGTTTCAGTAATTTTATCCGTATCAAAATAATTAGGTAAATTTTTTGCACGTTCTGTAGTTTTACCAAATGCCAAAGTTGTATTTGATTGTTCCAAATACTCATAATATGCTTTGATAAATGCAATAAATGTTGGATGATCCGATTTTACAAAATCAGGTAATTGATTGCTAACTACCGTTGAGATCTTGTTATTTGTTGCCATTTAGGTTTCACTCTTCATTGTAATCAAAATAGCCGTAGGATCTTCTGGATCTATTGATAACAATCTATTTCTAGAGGGAAGTATTGTTGCGTCTAGAGGATATATGTTTAGTGTTAGAACACCGGATGCATAATTGGGGTTTGATGTAATTGATGTTGGTTTAAAATTATTAATATTAATTTGACCTGTATCATAATTTATAGTGCCAAAGTTTTCATTTAGTGTGACTTTTTCTCCAGTTGTTCCTAGTATGTAATAGCTTCTTAATACACCAACTGATGCTGACAAAATAGATACCGCAGTTGCTCCTGAACCCGTATCATCTGTGATTGAAACAACTGCAGCAGTATAGTTTGAACCTTTATTTACAATGTTAATAGAAATTATTTTTCCATTTACTACGACCGCTTTTCCAGTTGCGCCAGATCCATCACCTGTTATTTTAATGGTAGGACTATCTGTATAACCAGAACCAGAATTTGTCATCTCAATACTTTCAACACCGGTAAATGATAAAGGTGTTTCTTCAATTAATGCATCTCTTGAAATTCCCTCGCCATCTAAAATTGAAAAAGTTGGATATGAATATAATTTTTCAGTATAAAGTCCGCGGCTTAATGGCATGGAAAAATCAATAACATAGTTTTTTGACTCGTTTAAAGTTGGTTCAAATCTTTTTTGAACGACCGTTTTCACAGAACTTCCTAAAAATGAATCTTCACCAGATGATATTAAATTTTGTAATTTAGAAGTTCTATATGCAGAATTAAATTTTTCAAGATCTGTATCATTATAAGAATTAACAATATTTTTAACAATATTTGCTAAAGAAGCCTCATCTAAAATTGTATTTTTTATGTTATAATTTACAGAAATTTCAAATTTTAAGTATAGAAAGTCTGGATCAACTATTTCAGGTGTTACCGTAACTACATTTCTATTTGAAATTAATTCTTTTACTATTCTATCTTTTTCAGCTTGTGTAATTACATAACCACTTTTGGGCTTCATGGAAATAAAAATTTTACCATAAACAACAGGAATATTTTCTTCACCACCCCAAACAGATATGGATTCTACGTCTGGATAATCTTTTAGTAATAGAGTTCCATAATCGTCTTTTGTAACTGCACGATTTTGAGCAGTATAAAATCTTGGTGCCAAAAACTTAATTCTATCAATTGTATCTCGTTGTGCTCCACCCGCAGCAGCGGAAATCGAATTCACAACAACATTTGAAAAAGAACCCAATGAAGAAATAAAAGTAAATGAATTTGCTTTATTTGACGCTTGGCCATCAGAAGAAAGATACTTTAGATTAACTATATTATCATCTGATAAATTTTTTCCTATAATTCCATCACCAAAATATATGTTATAGTTTTCTTCATCCGTTTCTTCCAAGAAATATACTTTTGAATTTGAATCAAGTGTAGTTACATCATCTGCAAGAATAAATGTATTTTTTGTGGAATCAACTGAAGAATTTGTAATAGAGACAATCAAAGTTGAAGTATCAATGTTTGCATCAGGTATTAAAAATCTTCTTTTTGTATTCGTTGCATCAACAACAACATTATATGTTATTGTTTCACCCTGTGTAATCAAAACGTTTGAAAAAGTATATGTATTTGATGTTACATTTTTTGATGCTGAATATGAATCTAAATTCACGAAAGTATAGTTTACTCCATCAATTTGTTGTGATTGAAATTTACTATGTGCCGGAAGGACAATTGTTGATAGTCCACTTGTCGGATCAGTATCCGCTACAACAATATCAATAGATGCAGTTGCACCTTTTGTTGATGTGGGAACATAATTTAAATGCTTTGCATGAGATGCAACTGAGTTTCTTAATGTGGCACTATCCAAAAACATCTCATTTCCTATCATATTTAAATAATAGGCCATGTAATGAGTATTATATGATAAAACATCCAATAATATGTTTAATCCAGAACCCTCAAAGTCATATTCCGTAAATTGATTTTGACTTCTTAGATACTCTCTTAAATTTATTTTAATTGTATCAAAATCAAGTTCTGCTATTCTTAGAACTGTATTTGAGGTTGTCATATTATCTTACTCTTTCCAGAAACAAAGTTATTACTGTTGGTGCCGTATTATTTACAATAAAAAATTGTATTGATACTTCAAATTTATTCTCATCTTCTCTTGCTTGTACAACTACTTCTTTTAAAGTTACTCTTGGTTCAAAATTCTTTATTACATCTTGTATCGCACGTTTTATATTTTGTGTGGCTAAAGGTCCATAATTTTCAAATAATTGTTGTCTAACCGAAGAACCAATTTCAGGATGAAATGGTTTTTCATAGTTTGCTAAAAAAACTAGATTTCTAACTGAACGAATTATTGCTTGATCACCTACACGAAAAGCAACATCCTTCGTTGAGGGATTTCTAGTAAAATTTAGATCTAAATCTCTAATAGTTCTTTTTATTATAGCCATATTTTATTTATCTAAGAAAACCAAGAAGTTTTTGTTGTCCTATTTGAGTATCAAGCAAAACTTTACCACATGGATTATCATATATGCTTTCAATTAGAGAAGATAATGCCGCCTGTGTTAATCTTTCGAGTGCTTGCGAAAAAAAGTTATTATCCGAATTTATAATATTTTGTATTAAACTTGTAATTTCATTAATCCGAGAAACAATCTCATTAACATCCGCAAGACAGTTATTAATTTGAGCTATGAATCCTGCTATTTCACTTGCATGACCATTTAATAACGAACTTGAAAATAAACCAGTCATACTATTTAAAAAACTAAAACAATCTGATACACCATCAACAGCGTTAGAAAGATTTTCTAAAGAACGACCTACGGATAAGATCCTATCAAGACCTGGAGTTGAATTTGTGCCTTGTGGTATTAGACCGGACAAAATTTGTGTGTGCGTGCTGAATAATGCAAGTTGTTCAGACAAACCACCCACACCACCAGTTCCTACCGCATTTAATATGCTTGTTTTTTCACCGGCACTCAAACATGCACTATTAGTAACAACACTATAAATTGACGTTAAATTACCATCAAGACTTGTTATTGCATCCCCTACAGGGTTTTGAAATATTGCACTTCGACCCTCATTTACAAAAGTTTCAAAGATACTTTTTTGTGTGGGGGAAGCAATTATTCCTGCAGGAATACCGCTAGGAAATGCTAAAGATTCCGGTATTGATACCGGTGAAGTTGGACTTGCAATTGGATTTACAGCTGTCATGATTTTTTCCTTTAATTAACCTCCGGCAAAAACTGTTGATGAACCAGTAAGAACCATTGAACCGCACTCTATCATGTCGCCAATTCTACCACAGCCAAGGCCATTTATAAAAACTGTGGTTGATCCAACAGCCAAAACACTATCATGAGATCCTTGATCGGGACAAGAATGTGTTGCCCAATGATCCGATTGACGATGAATTCCGCGACCTTCAACAAAAACATTCAAACTTGACGTATCGTTTACTCTGGGCGGAAAACAATCATGACCTGTGCATAGGTCAGATAATAAAGTTACCCCTGGCATTTTATTCTCTCGTTAACAATAAAAATTTTTCTATTTGCTTTTCTATAATTTCTTTACGATTTGGCCACTTGATATAAATCTTCTCTGGATTTTTTGCTAAATTCTGTAAAAGAGGTAATATCATATCTTCAACTTTTTTCAGACGATCTCGTATTTCAAGTTCAACAAGACGTTTGTGTTCATCAACGTCAACTTTTGATAATAGACTATCAAGCTTTTCTTCAAGCTTTTTTACATCCTCAGTTGCAGCCATTGCAACTGGAGTTGGAGGTAATGTCAATGACTTTAGATATTCTTCTTCATCTACTGCGCTAAAACCAAAGTCGTTCTCTGCCATGTTTTTTTCCTTATGCGTTAAGTCCTGTTTCATAGCCACCGCCTCGCCATGTCAATAGTCTGGGTCTACCTGTTCCTGTTCTATTTCCCCTACGATTAAAACTAATATGTAGCCAGCCATTTGGAGAATTAGCAGGTATTTCATATATGATTTGATCAAAACTTAAATTTGTAGAAGCCCATTTACAAATTTCTAAAAGTTCGGCCTTCGATTTACTTGGCCAAGAAACATCAGCAGCTTGTCCAGCTCCATGTTGTGACTGATTTTCACCAACTCTAAATGCACTATTGATACGCATTCCAGGATATTGTCTGCGAAGGGGTTCCAAACAATTTTCTGCTAGTGCTTGTAGATTACATGCAATTTCAGACTCTTTAAATCCTTTTTGAGCATTGATTCTATATGGAAATAAAATACCCGGACCTATTGTCAAATTTCTCAACTTGTAGTTTGGACTTAAATTTTTATCGTAGTCTACGTCTTTTAGAGGTTCAGAGAAGTCTCCACAAGTTACTGGTGGTGATGGTTCGGTATTTGCTGGTTCTGGCGTAGTGTCTTTAGGGGCATCATTTGGTTTGAATTCTGGAGATGTTGCTGCATAATCTGGACTTACGTTTAATGTAACACCAGCAAAATTGAATGTTCCCGTTCCGCCAATAACTTGACGTTGTTCTAAAACTGCCGTTTTGGGATCAAACTGTTGCTCTTTATAAGTTGCTGTCTCACCCGGAGGATTAAAATCTATACGAGGAGAAACAAATTTCATGTCACCTGTAGAGACAACCTGATATGTTCCTTTTACAGATGTTTTCATATTTCCGCCAACTTTTAAATCAGCATCGCCACGAACCAATATAGATCCTCGTCCATTAATTGTTATATTACAATCACCAAAAACCATAATATTGTTATCCGATAGCACTATTTCATATTTGTCTTTTACAATCTTCATAACACGAGTTCCGTCAGGATGCATCTCATCAAATGTTCCTGTACGATGTGCTATATGAACTCTTTCTGCACCAGGTGTATCATCAAATTCCATCACATGACCAGACTCAGATTCATAAACGTGATTATAAGGATATTGTGCCGCATATTTTGTTTCCGGCTCAGATAAAGCACTTTCATCCGCAGTTAAAATATTTTGAACAACGGTTTTCTTTTTTATTCCAACAATAGTATCGTCTACATCTTCATTTCGTGCAAGACGACTTACACTTGGTTCATTTGCAAAACTAGGAAATCTTTTTTGTGCTTCATCTTCAATTGTTGCTCCGCTACCATCTTGATTATATGTTCTTTTTACAACAACTTTTGGTGCTTGACTTAAAGCAAATGAATTTCTTGGATCCGAAAATCCCTTATCTATTCTTGGCGTTCCATCAGGTATACCCGGTACAACACCCATCATGACTGGAAACTGTGCATCATCTCCATCCATAAAGAATCCAAATATCATTTCACCCTCTTTAGGTGCTACCATACTTGATGCGTTTGAACCGAGAGGAACTATGGGATGAGACCAGGGTAAATCTTTAGTGGGTATTAAATTTCTATCTTCAGTATGCCAACCAAATATTCTAACTTGACAACGACCAATCATTAATGGATCTTGACGATTTTCAACTACGCCAAACCACCAAACAAATCCATCTAATCCCATAAAATTATTTTTGTCGATCATTGCTTTTTTAATTCTCTCAAATAAGGGTCATCGTTCTTTGCCGGCAATAGTTCTTGTGATAAACAATCACGAGTTCCTTCAACAATCATTTCATAACTTTGATAATCAAGTTTGTGTCTAATTGCGGTAATTAAATATCTTCCACTATAGTATGGATTATTTGGATCTTCTCCAGGTGTCTGTGTTTTTATCAACGGCATTTTAAACTCTATTATATCACCTACTGTCAAATACGTATCTCCGGGAATAACCAATTTTAATTTGAAAAAATTTAATTGATTTATTTGAGACATTCTTTGCGACATCCATCTCTCAACTAAACTTGGATTTATACCTGGTTGTTTTTTTGAAATAGATGGAATAACATCGTGTCCTCTATTTGTTGGATACATTCTTGTTCGTGCAAAATAATTTTTATAAGTTTTTGTTTGGGTTCTATCTTCATTTTCATTATGAAAAGGATATGCATGTTTATATTCAGGTTCTTCAGGTATTCTATCATTATTAATATGAATTGAATTTTTAAAAAAATCGTCATAATTAAAAACATTATCATCAGCTCTAAGTCTAACCAAATCCACTGCTTTAAAATTATTTGAAAATAAACCAGATATTATTCCACGCATTACATCATATGTATTTACAATTTCATATTTTATTACATCTCTAAATTCATCTATAATTGTTTCGCCAGAAACGTCAATATTTTTCTGTTTAAATTTATATTTTGCCCTTGTTTGTTGTAAAAATAATTTTTCTAATGATTTAAAATTATAACCCTCTCTGTTTTCATAAAACATAAAATTTGCACTAGAATTTTTTCTTGAAACTGAAATTGTTCTACCTGTTAACCATATTGCCGCTTGAAGTGGATGTAAATTGGGTATTATTATATCTTGACGACCAAATGATTCTTCAATGTCTTTTGGATTACGAGGATCAAATTTTTTATTTGATACCCCCAGATGATTTTTTAAGATATCTTTAATTATAAATGAAGATGAAACACCTTTATATGACTTTGACATTGTTCTAGATAAAGATATTATATTTTCTTCAGAACAAAAATGTAATGTATATGTTTGACTTGAACGAGATACTTGATTTATTTCATTATGTTGTAGCTTGTAAAT